CTATTTTATAAACTCCATTTTTCCAATCTTAGCCAATCCTATTGCTTGTTGTTTCAAGACCCTAGTTAGATCCTTAACAACCCTTAAAAGTTTTTTTGTTTCTGTTGTTTCAATCTCAATGATTAAAGATTTTTCTGCCTTACCTTTCCAATAGCCCAAACTATTGTATGCTGTTAAACCTTGAAAACTTTTAGAGATAAAAGCTATTGCCTTTTTTGTTTCAACTCTTTTTGTTTTGTTGTTAGCACCAATAAACATTTTATAAAGCATATTTTTTTGTTATTTTATTTTTAACTTCTCAACCTTTTCTGTCTTCTATTATAGCAAATTGACAACCCTAGTCAAGAAAAAGTTATCCCCAGTTTGACAAGTTCTTTTTTCAATGTCATAATAATATCATTTCAATTCTAGAAAAGAATAGAGAACAGCAAGAGAACAAAAACAAAAGAGCAAAAGCAAGAGCAAAAGAAAACAAAAGAGCAAGAGCAAAAGAAAACAGAACAGAAAAGAAAAGAACAACCGAGCCGAGCCACCGAGCCGAGCCGAGAACAAACAAGAGCAAGAGCAAGAGCAGAACAAAAAAACAGAACAAGAGCAAGAGCAACCAAGCAAAGCCATAAAAAAAAAGAGAGCAAACCTAGATATCACTCTTCGCATTCTCTCGCCTACAACTAAAAATCCCAAACTCGCTTCTATTATAATAAATTAATTTTTAATATAATAAATTGCCCCCCATATAGTCTTGACTTCTTTCTATATTATACTATAATAGACTATAAGGATTGTATTAAATATTTTTTAATAATAGTATCTATCCTTGGGTAGGGACATAATATCGGCTAGTTCAATTTTATAAGGATGAATTTATCATCTTCTAAAGCAGAGACAGAACTAGAGTATATTATCCATCCTCCGTAAAATCGGAAATAATTATGTCTCTGCTTAAGAATAGATTAAGCAGGAATAGTTTAGTGGCAAAATAATTCTCTAAATAATATGAAAAAATATTGTTTAAATTGTAAAAAAGAATTTATCCCCACAAGTAGTAACCAAAGATATTGTTCTAAAAAGTGTAGAGATGAGATACTCCATTATAGAAATAGAAAGTATTCTAAAAAATATCGTGAAGAACATACAGAAGAAACAAAAAGATATCGCCAAACTCTTGTAGGTAAGTATTATATAAATAGAGCACTTGCTAAAATAAAGAATCATAAATGGGATTTAACACTTAAAGATTTTGAAACCTTTTGGCAAAAACCTTGTAGTTATTGTGGAGGTAAAATTAAAACTATTGGACTTGATAGAATTGATAGTACTAAAGGATATACAATAGATAATGTGGTCTCCTGTTGTATTATTTGTAATCGTGCCAAAAGCAATTTAAGCCAGAAAGATTTTGTGGCTTACCTTAAAAGAGTAGTAGAATTTAATAAATAGAGTTCGAGTCTCTCTTCCTGTACTTTCATGGGCTGGAATGTTCCAAGGCTGGCGAAGGATACTTGCAATATCCTTGGGCGAGTTCGATTCTCGCTCGGTCCACAACTCTGCCTCTATAATTACTGGGATGGTGAAATTGGTAGCCACGTAAGTTTTAGAAACTTATGCCTTCATTGGCTTGTGGGTTCGACTCCCACTCCCAGTACCAAAGATATAAAAAAATTATAGAATTAAAAATTTTTATTGCTTAGTGCCCAAGTAGCCAAGTAGTAAAGGCGACAGCTTGCAACACTGTTAACATAGGTGCGAATCCTATCTTGGGCTCATCATCAGGGAATGATGTCAATGGTTAACATCCTAGTTTTGGATACTAGGTATTCAGGTTCGAATCCTGATTCCCTGACTTGAGGGGTGATAGTGAAGCAGTATCACGCTGGTCTCATAAGCCAGAGACGTCTGTGCAATTCGGACTCACCCTACTAGTTTGGGGCAGTAGTGTAGAAGTAGCACTAGATCTTGTGACGGTCTCAGCCAAGGTGCAAATCCTTGATGTCCCTAAGGATGCGAGGTAGTCTAATTGGTAAGACTTCAAGCTCTGAACTTGACAATTGAGGTTCGAATCCTTGCCTCGCAATATGCCTTTTTAGTTTAATGGTAAAACAGTAGTCTCTTAAACTATCAATATTGGTTCGATTCCAATAAGAGGCAAATTCTTAATTATAGATGCAGGATCGTTTAATGGTAAAACGATGGATTGTTAATCCATTAATCTAGGTTCGAATCCTAGTCCTGCAGCTAGTTTCAATTTTGGACAATTAGCTCAATTGGTAGAGTATCTGTGTTACATGCAGAATGTTGTAGGTTCGAGTCCTACATTGTCCACTGGGGTAGTAGCTCAACGGTAGAGCACTCGTTTGTCAGGCGAAAGGTTGTGAGTTCAAATCTCATCTGCCCCGCATGCCTCTTTAGCTCAATGGTAGAGCCGTTGTTTTGTAAACATCAGATATTAGTTCGATTCTAATATGAGGCTTATAAAAAAAGACTTGACCTATAATAGATAATACATTATAGTTAATACCGAACCTGGGTGCAACCTAATAATTGTGTCTATTTTTGATTTTATAAAAAAACAAAAGATTGTAAAAACGAAACCAAGTAAAAAGATTTTGGGTATTGGAGATCTTATTAAGGAACTTGGTATTGCTCGTGAGGGAGTAATAACATCATATGATACTGAAGAAAATCCTGATGATCTAGGTCCTGAAACTTATATAGAAATGCAGGGGAATGACGGAGAGGTTCAAGCCATTGTTAGGCTTCTTTCTCTTCCTGTCAAAGCTACCCCATTTCATATTGTTCCTGCCGAAAATGATCATGGCGAAAGAGATTTTATAAATAATGTTTTTACTGCTCCTTATAGCTTAGGTGGTATGACAACACCACTTCCTTTTATTATTGCCGATATGACTAGGGCTGTTTTTGAGGGTTTCCGTCTGTACGAAAAAGTGGCTAGAATTATTCCTGATGGTATATATAAGGGAAAAATTGGTTGGAAAAAATTAGCACCTAGAGATGCTCAAACTATTGCTTTAAAAACAGATGAGCATGGAGGATTTAATGGAGCCACACAAAATGCAACCTTTGGTGGGGAATTAGTAAATGTTGATATCCCTCCTGAAAAATGTATACTCTTTACTTTTCAGAAAGAGAAACATTGGTTGTATGGTGAGTCTATACTTAAGGCTGCTTATTATCATTATGATAAAAAGCATAAACTTTATTATATCGCCCACAAAAAAGCAGAGATTGAATCAACTGGTTTAAAAATTTTAAAAATTGGTCAAACTCTTACTTCTGCTGAAAGAGAGGCGGCGGAAACAACAATTGATACTATTGGAATAAATTCTAGGGTAACACTTCCTCCTGGGGTTGAATTAGAAATAGAAAGAGGAGGTGGAAATTATGATCCATTACCCCTTATTCAACATCACAATTTGATGATGGCTCGTTCAGCATTGATTCAAGCAGTAGATCAAGTAAAATATGCTTACCCTTATGGTAAGGGAACTACTTCTTCTCAATTCTTAGTTTTATCCTTGGAATCAATTATGGCTGAAATGGAAGCTACATTAAATACATATGCCATTGCTCCTCTTATAGATTTGAATTTTAACTCACAGTCTTATCCTCAAATAAAATTCGAAAAAATTTCTGATGCATCTCGACAATTCTTAATGGATGTTTTTAGGATGATTATGAAACAAAAAGATGGGCTTCCAGAAGACTTTGTTGAAGAAGTAATTTATGAAACTGCGAAACAATTAAATTTGAATTGGGCTCTTAAAAAAGAAAAACCAAAGAAAGCAAAGAATGAAAAAGCTCTTATAGCTTTTGAAAAAGGGAAAGTAAAAATGGCAGACAAATTACATATTGATGCTCCTCCAACTCCTAAAAAACTTAAAGAAAAATTATTAAAGGTCGGACCCCAAGAAGAATTAGAAAATAAATGTTTTAAATTGGGTGAAGAATTTGCTTATGTCGGAAAAAAGAAGTAAAAAAGTATGTCCAAAATGTGGGCATAAAAATAAAGCAGAAAATTCACATTGTGAAAAATGTGGATGGCCACTCAATTTTAAAATTCGCAAAGATGACTAAAAAATATTTAGATTCAACAGATATTCCAAGTTTACTTAAATCAGGAAAAACTATTTTGATACCTGGTAGAGTTTTAAACTTGAAAAATGAAATTGTTTTAGGTAAGAGAGCAATTTTAAGTTCAATACTGACAGAAAAGTATTTAGATAGCCCAGTATATCTTATCAAAAAAGGCAAAGCAATTGGGATTGTAATAATTGAACAACCAAAGAAAATATTGGAACAAGAAACGAAAGATTTATGTAAAAAATACAAATTCGATTTATTACCAGAATGGAAAAGTAATTCTTTATATTTATATCCTATAGAAGTTGTATCAAAGTTCTATCCACCTAAATTGATCGAAAAAACAGAGAAAACATGGGTAGATATGGTTACTTTTAAGAATGTAGATTTGAAAAATCCTAAAAACTTAGATAATACAGAATTGTTAGATACCCACGAAAAGTTACATAAAATGTTTCAGACATTCTCTGACCCTACTGGAGGTATATTGGATTATCATATTTCGGTTGCAGATGAGTTAGGAAAGAGAGAAATAGATTTTAGAGAATATGATGATGACTTGGACAAAAAATCAGAAAATATTTCTAAAAATTTTGGTAGAGATTTAGCAAATATAGAGAATACAAAAATGTCGGTTAGGGCTTTTACAAAAAAGGTTGACGATAAGTTAATTGCTGTTGCCTCGACAGAGGAAAAAGATAGAGTAGGTACCATTATTAGGGCAAGCGGATGGCAATTAAAAAATTTCAAGAAAAATCCAGTTTTACCATTTGCTCATAACTACCATGAATTACCTGTTGGTATTATTAAGAATATTAGAGTTGAAAATAAAGAACTTATTTTTGAACCTGTGTTTCATGAAATTACTCAATTATCTAGAGAGGTAAAGCAAATGTATGAAGCTAGTCCCGCAATAATGCGAGCATTCTCAGTTGGATTCATATTATTGAAATTAGATAAGGAAGATCCAAGTATTATTGTTAAACAAGAGTTATTAGAAATTTCAGCAGTTCCTGTTCCAGCTAATGCAAGTGCTTTGTCTAAAATATCAAAATCACTTGACAAAAATAAAGAAAATGAAGTGAATGAATGGATTAAGAAAAATATGGTAAGTGAAAAAAGGGAAACTTATACTTGTGAATGTCTAGATTGTGGCAAAACTGTAAAAAGTGATAAACATTGTAAGGATATTAAATGTCCTAAATGTGGAGGAGAAATGAGAAGAAAAGAGAGACCAGGACCAGGGAGAGAATATAAAAATTCTGGTAAAAAATAATACTTGACCCAATTTTACATTATATGTTAGAATATACTTTAATAGAGTTTAGTTTTCCATTATCTTTAAGTGAGAAGGAAAAAGAAGGAGACCATTTCATATTAGAAGGTTTTGCTGCTGCAAATGATTTTGATTTTCAGAATGACATAATTTCTGATTCTGCTCTACGAAGAGCAGTTAAGAATTTTATTGAGAAAGGTAAAGTTTGCTTGAATCATACTAAAGATGAAATTGGTAAATTACTTGATTGTCACTTTAAGGAAGGGAAAATATGGGTTAAGTTAGAAATAACGGAATCCGAAGTTATAAAAAAAATTAAGTCAGGAGAACTCGATTGCCTTTCGATAAAAGGAAGGGTACACTATAGAACATTCGAACGAGATTTTTTTCCTGAGTCTAGTTTTATTTCAAAGGTCGTTGATGATTTGGATCTTGAAGAAGTATCTTTAGTTCCTCAAGGTGCAAATCCCGAAGCTAAAACAATTCGATGGTATATTAAAAAAGCTGTCGAATTAGCAGAAAAAAATATGTCAAAAAAAATAAAAAAAGAAAAAGTTGAGTTAGAAGAGAAAGAAGAGGAAAAAGTTGAGGAAAAAGAAGAGGAAACTACCGAAGAAAAGGTAGAAGAAAAACCAGAGGAAAAGGTAGAAGAAAAACCTGAAGAAAAGGAGGAAGAAAAGAAAGAAGAACTTTCTGAAGAAGATGAAAAGGAAGAGACAGAAGAGAAAGAAGAAGAGAAAGAAGAGAAAGAAGAGACAGAAGAGAAAGAAGAAGAAGAAGAGAAAGAAGAAACAGAATTATCAGAAGACAAAAAACAATTGGATAAAAAAATTGTTTATCAAGTTATGAACTCTGGTGATGTTAAGATGGAAGAGAAAAAAGACTTATCAGAATTTAAAAAAGAGTTATTGAGAACTGGTAGTTGGAAACATAATGCTAGTAAAGATGGTATGTTGAACGTTACAAAGGATATGTTAAAGACTATTGTAAAAAACTTCAAAGATAAAGTTCTTGATAATGTTTTTGTTCCTTTAGGACATCCTACTAATGATGACCCCTCAAATAATGTTGGCGAAGTTGTTGGTTTAGATATTGAAGATGAAAAATTAATGGCTACAATTGATGTAAAAGATAAATCAATTATTGGTAAGATTAAGAAAGGACTCATTAAAGGAATTTCAGCTAGTCTTGCAGAAAATTATATGAAGAAAGATACAGAAGAGAAAGTTGGACCAACCCTATTTCATGCCGCTCTTGTTAGTGAGCCGTATATTAAGGGGATGGGTTCATTTGCCACAATTCCGTTATCAGAGGAATGGAAAGATAGTGAAGTGATTCAGATAATTAATGTAGAAGAAGTTTTAACATTAGGTGAAATGAGTAAAAGACTCGAAAAAATAGAAAAGAAGTTAGAGTTAAGTGAAGATGAAACTTCTGAAGAGGAAACTAAGAAGGAAACTTCCGAAGAAACCTCAGAGGAAGATGAATCGAAAATCAAAGAGGAGGAAACTCCAGCAGAGGAATCCAAAGAAGAGGAGACTGAGTCTTCCAAAGGTGGCGAAGAAGCCAAAGAGGAAGAGAAGGAAACCGAAACAGAGGAAACCGAAACTGAAGAAACTGAATCCGAGACGGAAGAAGCCAAGGAGGGAGTTGAATTGGCTGAATCCGAAAAAAGGTACGAGGAACTTTTAGGCAAGGGTTTAGTAACTCCTGCTGAAAAAGCACTTCTTATACCGCTGCTCGCTTCAAATACGGAAATTGAGCTATCAGAAGGAAAAAAGGTCGCTTCTGGCAAAGCTCTTTATGAGTATTTGAAGAAACAGTCTCCTAAATTTTCTTTAAGTGAAAATGGAACATCTGAAGAACCTAGTAAAAAGGAGAAAGAAAAAGATGAAATTCCTGAAGAAATAGATAAGCAACTTAAGAAAATGAATTTCAGTGAAAAAGATGATAGAAAAGAAATTTACAAGAATTTCAAAGAGGAAAAAGAAGGAGAAAGAGAATCAACTCCGTTTTAAATTCATTAAAATAAAAAAATGACAGCATTAACAGATACTTTTGAAGCAAAAAGACAAGATGGTCATCTTATCGACTACGAGGTAAAGGCCGCTCAGAACATTTACAAGGGAGCTATTGTTTGTGTCAAACACACAACAGATGGTTATTTATATGCCGCATTAAGTACACAGGCTTCTGATTACCTTTTCGCAGGAATAGCTGCTGAAAATTCTCTTGTAGCTAGTGTAACCACAGACACTCAAGGTCTTAGACGAGCAAGAGTTTTCAGAAATGGTGTTTTTGAGTTAGTTACTTCAGGTGATCTCACACAGGCCGTAGTTGGAGAAAAAGTTTATGCAGAAGATGATAATACAGTAGGAACGACTACTACCCATGCATTGTATGTTGGAATAGTAGTTGAGTATGTAAGTAGTACGAGAGTAAAGGTTGATATTGGCCCAGGAGTTAATGAATACACTTTAACAGCATAAAAATATGTTAGTAAAAACAGACATACCAAAACTTTTAACGGCGGGAATGAGAAAGGAGTTTATGAAAGAGTTCGAAAAAGCTCCAGCAGAATGGGAAAAAATTGCTATCAAAATCAAATCGACAAAATCAGAAGAAGATTATGCTTGGATTGGAGGTGTCCCAGGTTTACACGAATGGAGAGATGAAAGAATTCCAGAGGCATTACTCGAACACAACTATGCCATTAAAAATCTAGATTGGGAAGGTTCAATTGCAGTTAGCAAAAACGCAATTGATGATGAACAGTATAACCAGATTAACTTAAAGGTTAAACAGTTAGCCAATAGAGCAAAGAGATTTTGGGGAAAGATGGTCTTTAGACTTCTCTCCCAAGGAAATCTCTCTACTGGTACTGCAACAGTATTCAATGGAAAGAACATCACCTGTTATGACGGAAATCCATTTTTCTATGGATCACATGAAGAGGGAGAATCTGGTAGTCAGAGTAATAAGGGAACAGTTGCTTTCAGTTTAGATGCTATGCAGACTGCTATGGAGGCAATGATGGCTCTTAAGGACGACAAAGGTGAGGAATTAGAGGTTAGACCTAATTTATTGGTTGTTAACCCAAAGAATATGTTCCTTGCTAGAGAAATCCTAAATAGTACCTATTTTCCTACTCAAACCGCAACGACTACTTTCAAATTAGCAAGCAACGTGATGAAAGGAATTGTTGATTTGTATGTTTCTCCTTTTGTAGATGCCGATGATTGGTTTTTGTTCGATACTACTGGAATCATAAAACCTGTTATCTTACAGGTAAGAAAGGATATTGATTTCCAGAGTTTATTAACTGGTCCAGAAGCATTTATGAGAAAGAAACTCTACTTCGGTGTTGATTGGAGAGGAATGGTTGGATGGGGTCTTTGGCAGTATGCCTATGGCTCAAGTAGTACTTGGTAG